GTTAATGTAACCTTTTCCATATCGAGGGGCTTCGCAACGGGGACCTGGTCCTCGGAATGTTCGTCGCCCTCTGCAACAGGCTCGGTAGCCTCCTGCGCCTCGTATTCGATTTCGGGAATGTCGATTTGTGCTACATAGTAGCGACCGCTCTCCGCACCGATTACGAGTGCGCCGTCTTCGTCGCTACACACGTCGATATGTACCGGCCACTCTTTCTGCCTCTTGGCAAGGTTGATTGTGAGGTCGTCGTCGAAGCAAATGGAAGTGCCATTTACCTCATAGGGGATTTTCGCGCCCTCGTTCTTTTCTACGATAATCATACGATTATACCTCCTCTGATTTTGATTTTGAGAGTAACGCTTGTTGCGCTACCCGTAAAGGCGATTTTGAAACCGTTGTACTGCTTGGCAGATACGACGATTTCGCCCACATTGCCGTCGCTGTCCGTAACCTCCGTTTCGACGGTGTAATTGCCCGTCTTTCGGGTGGTAATAGCGACGGTCTTTTCGCTGTTGTTGAAAGGATAAGACGCGCTATTGGTGAGGGTAACGGTCTTTTCCTCCGGGGTGTGTTCTGCGTGGTATTCCGTAACCGCTTTGCTGATGTCCGCCTCGGTAACGGTCAGCCTGTCGGTTGCGTCCCTCACAGCGAGCAGGAGCAGTCTGTTGGCAAGGTCCGCGTCAAAGATACCAAACTCCATATTGTTGAAGTTGGTCGCGCTCATATTCGTACCCTGCTGTAAGATTTCGCCCGCCGGGGTGAGAGTGATTGTTCCGTCTGCGTTCTCTTTTACCGTATAGGTATTGTTGGGATTGACGGAGTGGTCTTTCCATAAAAGCAAATTATACAATGCCTTTCACCTCCTATTCGATTTCGTACAATGGGAATTCCCACAGGGTTAATACGCCCTGCGTTGCTTTCTTCTCGATGTTTTCGGTCTTCTGTCCCGCCACGTCGCCGTCTTTATCGAGAATTCTGACGGCTGTAATGGTCGCCGCGTCGCCGTCGTCATTTGTAACGGTTGTGATTTTGAGGGCGTTTCCGTCCACACGCTTGTCCGTAATGACAGCGTCTTTCCACACTCCGTTAGTCAAATACTGAAACTTGGTAACGCGCTGTAACCATTCGGCGCGACGCTTTGCAAGGAATTTTTCAGTCCAAAACATTCTTGCACCTCCTCTCTTAAAGTGTACCCGCTACGGCCGTTCCGCAGTAGAGATAGTCCGCTCCGAAACTCTCCGCAGCTGCGTCCGTTTCGGTTACTGCGGAGGTCTGCCTCTTTTTACCGAGCAGAGCGACCTCCGGCTCTAAACCACTTATCCTATATTCGTGCTTGTAGTTTGTCCGCCCGGTGGCGATCGCCACGGCTGCGGAGTATTTAACAAATGCTTTATAGGCTATGTGGGCGGGTATCTTTTTTGAGAGGACCGTTTCGATGTCCGCATAACTGATTTCGGGAATGTCCCCGCGCTCCATTTCGATTATGAGAGTGCAGTTTCCCTCGTCGTCTGTCCGGGGGAAATAGACTTTGCTCCCTGCGCCCGTAAACGAGCGTATAGCCTCCTCAATTTTGGAGGCGGATAATTTACCAAAGCCGACGAAAAATGCTCTGACGAGCCTCCTGCGTTCCTCTAATGACCGATTTTTGTCGGTTTCGAGTCCGAGGAACACTTCGAGCCTCGTAATCATACTTTCGTCCGCCGTTTCGACAAAGGAATTGTCGATTACGGTGTTTATCGCCTTGATAACATCGTCTGCGAGGCTGCCCTCTGCTTCGAGGATTGCCCGCATTTCAAAAACATCACGGTAAAAGGCGGGGTAAAAGGTAATGAGTTCTTCGTAGGTGCTGTTAAAGCCGTTACTATAATACATTGACCGTTACACCTCCAATCACCGCAACAGCCTCATTACCCGGCTCGATGTTTGCCGTTTCGCCGTTGAATGTGAGGGAGTTGTAGTCGAGGATAGAGGCAAGTCCGTTGATAATAGCACCGACGGCGGAAATTCTGACTACGATAGCCTCATTGTCGGGAGTGTTGAGGGTAAGCCCTTTTAGATACTCCTTGATAGCCGTCGTTGCCTCCGCCACGGTCTGCTCCTGCGTCGCTCCGCCCGTAAGGACGGCGTTAAACTCAACGTCGATAGTGCATTCCTCCGGCTTAACTGCCGTGAAATGCGCTCCGAGGTTTGCCACGCCCTCTCCGAGTCCGTCGCCCTCTCCGTCGCCGTCATTGTCCGGGTCGATTTTCGTCTGCACCTTTTCAATGAGAACATCGGTAGCGGGTGTTCCGTCCGGGGATATGATGATACCCTTGACGGTGTTCGGGCCTTTCCAAAGGGGAACAATACGCGCTCTGCCTACGCCCTCGACCTCCTCGCACCAAGTACGGTAGTGCTGTAAATTGCCGTTCTCCGCCGGTCCCGACATCTTCTCACGCAAACGCGCTCGTAAATCGTCGTCGTTTTCTTCGTCTGTACCGAGTTCCATAATCTCTCCAAACGACGCGGCTGTGAGGTTTGGCAAATTGTTGACAGGGATAGCGGCTGTACCCGCATAAATGCTGTTGGCCGCCGTTCCTGCTATTTCTGCTTCGAGGTAGAGTTGGTCGTCGGTCGTCCTTTTCAGCACAAAATAAATGCCGTCATAGTAAAATCTTTCTCCGACCTCCGGCTCATCGCCCTCATACAAAAAGTAATAGCGGGCAGGGGTAGCGGCGAGTCGCGTTACGGAGTGTTCTCCGGCTTTCTTGTCGAGATATTCCCCGGTCGCCGTATCAATGCTGACGAGTTCCGCCACTACTTCGAGGTCTGTATAGAGTTTTGCAATTTTCATCACAATTCCCGAAACTGCGTCGTAAAAGATACTGCCCGGCCGCGTGTCTATGCCCTCCGGGGCGTTTGTCAACACATCGACCAAAAGATTTTCGTATGTAAGTTCTTCAAACATCAAATCACCTCCTCGAATTCTGTTTCCCCGAAAATGGTATCGGCTCTGAAAAAGATGTACGCGCCCTCCGTCCTAAACTCGAATTGAAAATCGTAGACTTTCAGTATTCGGGTATCGGGTTTCAGCGCGTCCTTTACAAAGCCCGGTACAACAGCCTCCGTGTACTCCGGCGTAGCGTCCTGCGCTATAATCGCCTCCTGTATCTCGCTGCCGTACTGATTGTCGTAAATCAGACACTTAAAGCGCGGGGTTATAATCGCTTTTCGTATCGCTTGATTTACGGCTTCGAGTCCGTCCACCATTCCCATTATTCGCCCCTTGTCGAGGTCGAGTTTATAGGTGAGGGACGGTTTTTCCTCTGCCTCTGTTACCTCGCTGATAGGTAACGGGATAAATACTGACTCTGCCATAATCACACCACCCTATCCAAAACATAGTATTTTTTGCCGTTGTTGAGCGAAAGGAGGTGTACCTTTTCGCCGACTTTGAGGGCGTTATACACTTTCATCGTACCCTTGCTGATAGCAAAGGTTTTCAGAGCGTGGCTGTGCGCCCCTCCGTCGTGCGTGTGAGAGCCGTTTCCGCTTTCGTGGCCGCCGTGTGTGCCTCCGCTATGTTCGTGCGCTCCGTCGGTCTTGGTAACGCTTGTGAGCGTCCCTTTATCCACGGAAATATCCACCGTAGCGGTGTAGTCCGTGAGGTGCTTCGGCACAATCAAAAGCAGGGCGTTGATAATGAGTTTTTCATCATTCACGGCCTGTATCTTCAAAGGCGAGGCGGAGATAACTTTCCCTTGTAATATCCCGCAGGGGTCGGGGACAAGGCCTTGAAACAAGCCTTTCAGACTCGTTTGGCCTCCGGGTGTGTTACTCATATTTCAGCCCTCCTTTAACTGATTTGGGAGGCATTAACCCAACCGTAGACGTTGGAGTTGCCGTCCAATTCGTTGTATGCACCACCGACAACGTGGTACGGGTGTTTTGCGCCCTTTGCGTAGTTCGTAACTTTGGCATTGCCGGCCTTGCGAGTTCCGCCTGTCGGCGAGGTCGAGGCGGAGGTAAAATATTGATTTCCTCCGTTGAAATAGACCGTACTGCCGATTATGCTGCTCCCGCTCTCGCTACTACTGCTGTCCGACTTTGAGGACGAGGTGTTGCCCTCATACTCGAAATCGTTTGCTTGATTAAGGACGAGGCTCATACTGTGGTAGTTGTCCTTGAATGTGTGCGTGTCTTCGTCTACATAGAATGTCTTGTTGATATTCAGAGCAGGAATGAGGACATACACACCGAGGCCCGATATGACTTCGGGCAATCCGAGGGTCGTCAGTTTGAGGTTTCGTTCCGGGGTGCTACTCTCTTTGAGCATACTCGTAACGAGTTCCTGCAGCTGCGCGCTGTTGAGGGTTTCGTCCGGCTCGTCAATATCCTGCATAACGCCGATTTTCTTTTCGAGCGCGGTGTCTTTTTTCTCCGCCAAAACGGTCCCCTCATCGGAGAGGAGTTTTATCCGGGTCTTGACTTTCTCAATGCTGATGTCGCTGCTGTAAGAAACGATATTTTGACCTACCTCCAAAACCCATTGCATAACATTCTCTCGCCGCGTTAGGAGGCGGAGAGAGCCTTTCTGCGAGTCGATGTAGTGTCTGATACCCGTTGCCTTGTATTCTTGACTCAAAGCGTCTGCGAGCGCGTCAAAGGCTGTCGTTTTGGGCTTTGCGAGTTCCGGGACCTTGTAACTGCACGTCGCCGCCTCTGAATACGGTAAACCAAAGCGGGTGCATATATCCTTGAATATATCCGTTGCCGTCTTGTTCGTATAAACAAAGGTGTCTTTGTTGTTCGCAAGGTAAATCCCGTTGTCGTATGCCTTAAATGTCAGCTGCTTTTTCTGCGTCTGTCCCTGCTTCATAATAATTCCTCGGAACAGTTCTACGCCGTCATAACTGAATATACATTGGTGGCCCTCCTCAACATTGACTCCGGCTCTCGCGTTGTCGTGTCCGTCGTCGTCAAGGAGGGTCGCTTCAAGGGTGCGGGAGGACGAGCCTTTCCGCCCGCTCCACTTTAACTGAATGACGAGGTCGCTTATGTCATAGCCCTGCGTCCCCTTAATGAGAATGAGGCTTATTTTTGCCATAGCGCACCTCCTACTTTATCCGCAACACTTGACCCACATAAATCAAATTCGGGTTTTTGATGATGTTCTTGTTCAGATTATAAATCTGCATATACTTCGCACCGCTGCCGAGGAATTTCTTTGCGATATTCCATAGGCAATCGCCCTTTTTGACCGTGTAGGTCTGCGTCGTGGTCGTGTTGTCCGTCCGGGCGGTGTTTTGCTGAACGGTCGCCGTTTGTGTCTTGATTTCCACCTTGACTTGACGGACTTTCGGCTCTCTGTACTCTTTGAGGGTGATGTCGTAACTGATAGTACCGACATCGCCGCCCTCCTCGCTTGGGACAAATTTCGTAATTCGGCAGTAAACATCAATCCCAAACCCCGTTATGATGAGGTGTACGGGTTTGTCGCTGTTTTTCCACTCGATGATTTTGTCCCGGAGCGCGGTGGGTTTCGTGAGATAAGATACCGCTATACCGGGGAATGCCGCCGCCGGGAAGAACGAGGAGAACGAAAACTCCGTCGCGGGTCTGCTTTGGGCTATGAGGATTTCTCCGAGGCCCGCCACATCTACGCTTTGGTCGTTTGTTCCCATAGTTACCTTTACCTTTTCGGGCAAAACGGGGAGTCGGATTTTCTCTTTCTCCCCGTTAAAGGTAAGCCACATTTGATACTTGTTATTAGAAGTCATACGCTAACTCTCCCTCCTCGTAAATTTCCTGCTTCACAATGTTGGTAAGGACGGGCTTCAAATGATTGTAGAGAATACCGACAACGGTTTCCTCGTCCATAGAGCCGTCCACCTCAATCGCTCCGCTACCGTTGATTTCGAGGCGGATAGTTTTGCTGTCCTCCTTGCCGTCGCGGGTGGGTGTTTCTTTTGCCGTTGCTCCTGCCTCCGGGGAGGTGTGGAATTTTGCGTCCCCGATACGAGCGAGAATACGAGAGGTTTCGTCCGCCGGGTAGACGGTTTCGCCGCCCTCAAACTCAACAAGTTCCGGGCCGTTTTCGCCGACAAGGTGAACGCCCTGCGAGGCGTAGGCTGTACCGCTCGCGTATGGTGCATATTGCTGTCCCGGTGCTAACGGTCCGACAAAATCCCTCGGTACATAGGTAACGCCGTCGGCTGCATTTGCGTCCGCCTCTGCCTGTGCAAGGGCCGCCGCTACACGTGCCGCCGCGCTCTCCGCTGCCTCTACCGCAGAATTCCCGCCCTTGATGATTTCCTGCAAGTATGCGTCCATAGTCGCCTTTGCAGCTGCCGCCGCGTCGGTTTCCATATTCATACCGTCGATTGCTTTATCGAGGTCGCCTTGCATTTCCGTCAACTTATCGGAAAACCCTGTTTCCATATCGGCAACGGTCCCCGCAAATTCGTCCTTTGCGGTTTCTACCTCTTGGAATTTCTTGTTGAAGTCTTCTACAAACTTCTTTGCCTCCTCGGTCGTTCCACCGAGTTCCTCAACCTTGCTGATAATCGTATCGAGTTGGGCCGCGCTTTCCTCGCTACCGTCAGAAAGTTCCTTGACGAGTTCATCATCAAGGCCAAAATCCATAGCCTTTTTGATGTTGTCTGCGTATGTAGTGAGGTAGTTGATTTGGCTCTCCCACGCGCCCTGCATATTCTCGACGGTGAGTTCAGCCTCTACGACCATTTCTTGGAATAGGCCGATTTGTCCGTCGATACTCTCGCGGGCCGCCGTATAAGCCTCGTCGTAGGCCGCGCACAGTTCCTCTACCTGTGTTTTGATAGATGGCATAGAGGAGTTGACTGCGTCGGCGTAGGTAATAAAACCGTTGCCGGAGGCGTTTGTCGCGTCGTCTACATATCCGTACTGTTCTTCGAGTTCCTTTTGGGTCTGAATGAGTGCGTCATATTCGGCTTGGAGTTTGTTGACGGTTTCCTGTTGCTTCTCCATAGCCTCTTTTGCATTAACGCCGTCAATACCCAACTGCGAGTATTCCTCGGTATATCCGAGAAATGCTTTCCACCAATTATCAAGCCAATATCCGTCGATTTCGTCTTGAATGTCGGTGTACTCTTTCGTGCGGTTTGTGAGTTCCTCCTGCGCCTTTGTGAGTGCGTCGTAGGCTGTCGGAATATCTCCAATGACCTCTACATACCGTTTCCAGTCTGCCTCGCGTTTCTGCACGTCGATTTCTGCGTTTGCGACCTCCTGCATTTCCTCGGCGGTCATATTGAATTTGCCCGTAAGGGAGTCGAATGTGAGGCCGAGTCCCTCATAGCGGCTGTTCAGTTCGTCGATAATCGGAACGATTAACGCTTGATTTCGGGCCGCCATTTCAGACTCGCTACCGAGTTCCTGCAATTTGGCAATTAGGGCGGCGGTGCTTTCGTGTTCATCATCAAAACTTTCGGTGGAATTTTCGTATTCCTCCCTCTGCGTTTGCAGAGCTTCAATGATGTTGTTGACCTCCTCCTCATATTCCTCTACGGTCTGTTTGCCGTTCTCGTAAGACTCGGAAAGGCTGTCGATTTCCTGTCGGAGTTCCCACGCCTCGTAGGAGTTCTCTCCATAGAGTTCTGCGGTCTTCTCGTATTGTTCTTCGAGGTCTTCGAGTTCCTTTGCCTGTTTCCGGGAGGTGGCGGTAAGCCCCTCCAATTCGTCCTCCGCCTTTGTCATTGTCGCCGTAAATGTCGCAAGGGCGACCGTAACGGCTACGACGGCGGTTGCAAGGAGTACATAGGGGTTTGCGTTTGCTACGGCATTAAACGCCGCCTGTGCGATTTTTGCGACCTTTGTGGCTGCGGTGTAACCCACAATGCCAATAGTAAAGGTGGCAACGCCCGCCGTAAGAGCGGCGATCGCCTTAACTGCGGTCGGATTTTGCTTTACAAACCCGGTCATACCGTTTACAACATCAGTCCATACATCAGCCAATTCGCCGACGGTTGGTGCGAACACTTCGCCGATAGCCGTGGTGAGGTTGGTCTGCGCGTTCTCGGTCATAGCGAGTTTGCTTTCGAGGGTAGAATATCGGGTATTTGCCTCCGTTGCGAGGGCGGTGTTTTGCTCCCACGCATTGTTGGCAAGGTCAACCGCGTTTGCGAGGCCTTCGTGATTGCTCGCAAGGGCCTTTACAGCGTTGGAAAGACGGATTTCCGTGATACCCATTTCGTCCAAAAGAGCGGTCGCAGACGCGCCGTTTCTCTCGGTGTCATTGAGTCCTGCGATAAACGCATAAAGAGCGTCTACGGCATTTTCTCCCCATTTCTGCGAGAATTCGTCCGCCGTCATTCCGGCTACTGACGCAAACTGTTCGAGTTGGTCGTTTCCTGTTTCTACTGCGAGTTGCATTTTAGACAACAGCGTAGACATAGACGAGCCGCCCGCGTCTGCTTCGATACCAACGGAGGAAATCGCAGCTGCGAGAGCAAGGATTTCCGGCTCGGAGAGTCCGGCGAGTGAGCCTGCGGAGGCCATTCTCGTAGACATAGCGACGATGTCCGCCTCCGTCGTGGCGAAGTTATTACCCAACGCAACGACCGTCGAGCCTAAATTCTCGTATTGGTCCGCGCTCATTTTGGTAATGTTGGCGAATTTCGCAAGGGACGAGGCCGCCTCATCGGACGTTAGGTTTGTAGCCTCACCGAGGTTTATCATAACCTCGGTAAACGATGTGATATTGTCTGTCTGAATACCCAACTGTCCGGCCGCCTCTGCTACCGCCGCTATCTCCGTAGTGGTAGAGGGTAGTCGTAGCGACATTTCCTTTATCTCCTCGGATATTGCGGCGAGTTGTTCCGGCGTTCCGTCCACGGTCTTATAAACGCCCGTGATTGCGCTCTCAAATTCGATAGCGTCCTCTACGCAGTCCACAAACGCCTGTCCGATTGCTTCAAGACCCTTGACAATACCCGCGCTGACGAGCAGTTCTTCGAGCGACTCAAAAGCCTCGCGGGATTTCTTTCCCATTTCTTCGGATTTTCGTCCTGCGTCCTCGCTCTCCTCACCGAAGTCCTCGACCTTTTCGGCGGCTTTGTCAGCGTCCTTTGCTACATCTTCGAGGGCTGCCTCCGCTTCGTCGTTTGCCTCCGAGAGTTTTTCGGCGGCGTTGGCTGCCCGTGTGGTAACGTCGTTCAGTTCCTCAATGGAGTCGGAGGAGTCGCCAATAGACTGCGCCACTTGGACGGTGCTTGTTACCGCTCCGTCGAATGCGCCGTCAATGGCGTTGCCCGCCTGTTCCCATTGGGATAGGGCATTTCGACCGCTCTGTGCGATTTTGTCGAGTTTGGCACTCATTTCATCAATGAGTTTGAATTTCGCGGTAAGATTAGCCACTCTATTCCGCCTCCTTTCTTAATTCTTCCTGCAGGGGTCTTCGGCCTCCTTGATTTCCGAGGCTATAAACCACGCCTTTTTACGCCACGGCATAGCCTCGAATTCCTCCGGGCGGAGATTGTGCCTTTGCCAAAGCAAATGTGCCCAAAAGTCCTCCGTACCCTTGCAGGAGATTAGTTTTTTGCGTCGTCGATTTCGGAGTCAACGCCGCCCTCGTCTTCGTCTGCGCCGGGGAATGTACCGATACCGAGAGCAGCGAATACAAGGCGAGAAACGTGAGCGAATTCATCGGACTTGGGGAATACCTTTGTCGGCATTTCGGTAATGTCGTGGCAGCCGTAGTATTCCATTAACTTCTCGTCTTTGAGGTTGGGATATACCAAAGCCTCCGCGATGATGTGGCGGGTGGCTCTCGCGCTGTCCTTTTCAGTCTTCCAAACTACCTCGCCATTGAAAATGAGGGGGTTGCCCTTTTTGTCGGTGGCGATACTGCGCTTTCTGTAAGAGTCGTTGATTTTGGTAATGGTCGCGTTATCGAGGACGCGGATTTCAAAATCAATGACCTTGCCGTTTTCGTCCTTAAAGGACTCCGGGCCGGGAGCGGTGATGATTTCCTCTTTCTGCTCACGCATAAAATATTTCAAATCTTTAGCCATTGTAATTACTCCTTTTCAGATAAAATAAATCAGCCCCTCCGCTTCTCAACAGAGGGGCCGTTGTTTGTTGACGCTTATACGATGTCCTTTGCGTTGAAGTTGATAACATCGTCAACGACTTCGCCATTGCTGTCGAGGTCGATGAGGTTGAGGTCGCCCGTCAGAACACAGCCTACGCAAGTGCAAGTGTCCGAGCCGTTCTCTGCATAGTAGTCAGAGGCGGTGTCGTCCATTACGCCCTGAATAGTGAATTCCGGGGTTTCTCCCGTCTTTCTGTACTTGGCGATAGCGTCTTTCAGCCAAGTAGTAGAGCGACGGCGGGTAATGCTACCCGTGATAGCATAGCCAAGGTAGCGGCTGCTCGGAGTCTGCTCTCCGAGTTGTCTGCCGGTCCATACATCGGGCGTAAACTTGATGTTGGCCTTGATACCGTCCATAACTTCTACGCCGTCGATGAACATTTTGCCCTCACGCAAGGAAATAGGACTCTTGTTGTATTTCATCGCTTATACCTCCTTATCGTGTTGCTACGGTGAAGAACAGTTTTTCTGCGCTGTCTACGGCTTCGAGGCCTACGTTGAAATAGGTCTTGTCGCCCTCGGACGCGCCACGGTCTACCGTGAAATCTGCCTCGTAGTCAACATTCTTGATTGCTCCTGCCTCCTCAAACTCTTTGAGAATAGCGCGGCCTACGCCCTCCATAATGTCCCAACCCGTAGGGCTGTTAGGATATTTGTTAGGCGGGAAATTGAGTTGTACGCTCTCGGCAAAGGTGTCGAAAACGCGGATAACTCTGTTCTTCTTGTAGGAGTCGTCCTTGCCGACAGGAACAGTAATGAGGCTGTTGATGTCGTACTCTGCGACGACCTTGCCCTCCTCGGAAAGGGAGAAGAAGAATTCGCCGTTTTTGATAGCGGCTACTGCCTGTTCGTGGGTCTTTACGCCCACAATGCCCGTTGCGCCGTCGTAAATCTTGTAGGTGTTGGACTCTACATAAGACGCTCCGGCGGACGCTCCGGCTACCCACGCGGTTGCCTGTGCGTTGGTGAGTTTCACGCCGTCAACCTCGACCGAGTTTGTAACATTGATGATACCCTCATAGTCGCTGTCGCTGTCTGCGATAACGCCCACAACGCCCTTGCCGACACTCTCACGCAGATACTTGATTTTGCTCTTGAAAGCAGCTGCGAGGGTGTCGTCGGTAATGGGGAAACAAAGAGCATTAAACTTAACGCCCTCAACCGCGTCGAGGAAGTCGGTTACATCGGCGTTTGCGCTCTCGGTTGCGGCTGCGCCCGTGAGGGTAACACCCGCTACCGCAGAGAGGTCGCCCTCGCCGCTGAATTTGATATAAGGGTCGTTCATAGCAACAACCTCCGCCGCAGTCTTCACGCCCTCGTAGGTGCTGACGGTTGCGCCGTCAAGCGTTACGGTAACGTCAAAACCGCCGACAGGGTTTGCTACAACGGCGTATGCGAGGGAGTTACCGCGCACACCGCCATATACGGCCTCTGCGGTGAGTCCGCCGCCGTTGCCCTTTGCCTTTGTACCGCTCGCGGTGATGTAGATAATCACGGTCGCGGCGTTCTTCATTGCTTCTCTGACGAGCAACATATTTTCGTTGTCGTCGTAAACGCTGTAACCGAGTTTCGCTCTCTCTGCGTCCGGCGCAGCGTTGGTAATGGTGATGAATTCCTTTGCAGGGCCGTAGGAGTGGCCGACGAAAGGAATTACCACGATACCTCTCTCGCCAACGCCCACAGTACCGACCTTGGTACTCTCAAAGTTGATGTAAGTACCGGGGCGGACCTTTCCTGCAAGTTTGTCAAACTTTCCACCTGCCATAGTTAGTTAGCCTCCTTTTTGATTGCTTTATTTTGCCATTTTTCAATGGTCTTTTTCATTTCATCAACGGTGAATTCGCCGTTGAGTCCGTGAGTCGCTCCGTCGAATGTGCTTGTCGTTACACCGAATAACGCAAAGCAGTTGTAGCGGAGTTTCTCAATGGGGAATTTGGGTGCGCTCTCGACCGCTTCAACGGTCTGCGCCTTTTCGTTCTTTGCCATATTGAAAAATCCTCCTTAACTTTCGGGCGGATAGACTCCGGCGGTTTCCTCGGTCGGATAGTCATTCACATAGGAGCGTACTTGCGACAGCACCTCCGCCGTGAATTTCCTTTCGAGGTAAATATCCGGGTTGCTCCAACCCTCGATTTCATACGTCTGCATAAGCAAATATTCCGGGTCGTTGTACGGTCTGCGGCTGTCCCAATCAATCTTGATTTGGTACACTCCGCTATCGAGTTTCTTGATTGCCGGGTCTTTGATACGCAGTTTTTCGCCTGTGGGCTTTCCGTCGGTCCCGATGAGCGGTACACAGTTCCTCGCGCCTTTGAGGGCGAGGAGGACTTTTAACGCCACGGCATATGCCTCCTCTGTGGTCCTGTGGAACGCCTTTATAAACCAACTGTACCCAAGACGATAGGTAGAGAATGTTTCGCCGGCCGTGTCTATCTCCGGGGTGGGGAAATAGATTGACGGAACGACGAAATCCTCTTTCACCTCGTTATAGTACGGGGCAGGGTTGCCCGCGCTGTCGAGTGTGAATTTGATAATACTTGCTATCTCTTGTTCAAGCATTGTTACACCTCATTTCGTCGCTAAAAGTA